AATCTTTCCATTGATGAAAAAGCAACGTGAACTGGTCGGATTAAAACCATATCAACGCGCAAAGGGAGTTTTGTCAGAAACTTACATTGGCATTAGCACCGACGAAGCTTTACGGATGAAGCCTAGCCGCGATGCGTGGAATGTAAATCGGTGGCCGTTGATTGAGAAAGGAATGGCGCGCCATGATTGCCTGCGATGGATGGAGCGCAAAGGCTATCCATTACCGCCTAAATCGTCTTGTATCGGCTGTCCGTTCCACTCCGACCATGAGTGGCGGCTGATTAAGGCTGACCCCGTATCGTGGGCTGATGCGTTGGAGGTAGATGCAGCAATACGACAACAACCCAGCATGAAAGGCCAACAGTTTATGCACCGTTCCTGCGTTCCGTTAGCCGAGGTTGACCTGTCTACCGCTGCCGATCACGGGCAAACGGATATGTTTAACAACGAGTGTGAGGGGATGTGCGGCGTATGAAACGCATTTTCCCCAAAGGCACTACACCCGAGCAGATGGCTGTTGCCGTAACGCGCATGATGCAGGGGTTAGACCCGCAGCGCGTGTGGGCGGTGGAAGTGGCCGAGTGGAAAAAGCCTAAAACGTCGCAGCAGCTGGCCTATTTATGGGGTGTTGTTTACCCGATGATTATGGAAGCGGGCGGCGAGGCGCTCAAAGGCTGGACACGCGACGATCTGCATGAGTATTTCTTGGGTGAAGTGTTTGGTTGGGAAACGCTCACAGGGCTTGGCAAAAAGCGTATGCGCCCGTTAAAGCGCACCTCGCGCATGACCCAGCAAGAATTTACCGAATTTCTGCACGGCATTGAAAACCGGCTGATAGAGCTTGGTATTGGGCCGTTACCGGAGCCAATTTATGTTTCGTAAAAAAGGTTTAGTATGAATTTCTGGGCTGATACGCCATACGTCACGGCTCATGTGCGTAACGAGTTCTTGCACGACCATGAGAAGGGCAAAGGCGAATTTACCCTCTGCACCGTGTTCGGCTTTCGCGCTGAACCCATGCGCGTGCCAATGTTCCAGATCATGCTGGAGTCAGGCGCACAATGGGCGCGTATCCCGCTCCACGCGCTGTGTAGCAAGCCCTGCCCAGAAATGGCGCTGCCGCTTGTTGTGTGGTGGGATTCGTTCAGCCGCAACTGTCAGGTCAAGGAGGTGGCGTTCCTGCGTAACCACCGGGTCAAGGCGATAGGCCGTGACGGGGTACAGCGCCCGGGGACGTATTTGATGACAGTATTTTGGTGCGACGGCGGTTGGAGCGAGGTGCCTGACCAGAGCAAAGACCACCACATCATCGCTTTAGACTCGGGGCAATGGATTGCCTACCCTAACAATAGGTTGTTATGGGCTGACCCGAGCTGGATCAACGGGGAGGTGCCGAGGGATTGGCGCTCCCCGTCAACTAACTACAGCGTGGAAGGTATGCCGTGAAAACGATTCTGGAGGCATTACAGCGGCTTTGGACGGTAGATTGGCGTCATGTGCCGCCCCCTAACTGGGCCTGCTCACGGCGGCGCACAGGAGGGCAATACTGGTGATCATAGATACCGAAAGCCCGCCGGGGGCATGGAAAACGGAAATGGAGCGGATGCCGTGGAGGTTCAGTCAGCAAGTCAAGGTTGAGCAAGCATTGGCGGCGATGCGCCAAGCGGGCTTGGCCGCTGAAGCAACGACGCTGGCATTGGAAATACGCACGCTCAAGAACGAGCTAGAAACATTGCGCGTTCGTCTTGACGGCGCTTAACCAACCCCGGTAATACCCGCCCTGCCGCCTTCGTCCACATCAGGAAGGCGTCAGCAGCGCCCTCTATGTCCCCTCGGTTGTAGCGCATCCGTATGCTGCTGCGCTGTAGGTTTCCAAGTCCGACGTTAAAGGCAAAGCTCACCAGAGCGTCAAATTGGCTTTGGCTATTAGAAGCAGCAGGGCAAAGTCGGGCCACGCCGCGCTCAAATTTCGCAAGGTCTTGAGCAAGGATAGCGTCCACCTCTCCCATAGAGAGCTGACGATCCCAGCCATCGGGTATCGGTAAGGCACGCCGTTCCTCATATTTCACCGCTGTATGGCTTGGGTCAATGACATGACCCACGCCGACTGTCCAAAGTAACGCAGGACACCGATAAGGGCGCAATCTCACGCCCTCATGGTGTTTAATCATGCGGATGGCCGCGTCTGATACCTTCACTTTTTGCCAAAAGCCTGCGTACCAAACCAAAAGGCAATGATGCTGCTCAGAATGAGCATTTCGTCTTCAGAGAATACGTTTTCTAGCGCAATCGCAAACGGTACGCCTTGGTTCCACGCGTACCACATACCAGCGATGTTGATGATGACAAGCTCTAGCACAAAAATGTAGGTGACAACCGGGCGTACCGACGCCCGCAGGTTAATCATCCATTGGCTTGCGCCTTTGCCGATCTCTACGTCGTGGCTGTAGAGGGCTTGGCGTTCCTCCGCAGCAGTCTGCGTCTGGATTTGCTCCAGCTTGATTTCCTCAACCCGTGCCTGCGCGATAAAGCCGCGTTCTGCGAGGGCTAGTTCACGCTCCTTCTGTGCGGCAACCAACGCAAGCTCATGCTTCTTGTCCTGCCGATCTTGGAAAATCGCAAGAATCTTGGGCAGACCACCCGCAAGGAACGACAGGAAGGTGCTAACCATCGTCATCATTTGGAAGCCCTCACTACGTCATCACCTTTGGTGACGGTGACATGATCGCCCTCTACGTCTACCCGCATCGGCTGTTCCTTGCGGTCAAGTTTGTCCAGTTTGGCGATCAATTCCTTAATCACCTCAAACTCGGGCTTTTCTTCCTTCTCCACGGTGCCAGCAATAGACGCCAGCATGGAGATAAGGGCGGTCAGCGAGGCACCGAGCAGCCCCATCACGGCGGCGATCTTGTCGCTATCCAACGCAAGGCTAGACAACACACCGATCACTACAATGGCGGTGATATACTTGAGGCCGTCCTTACCGATAGCCTTGCCCGCTACGTCTTTGGCGCTGCTGTTAGCTTCAAGGCGCTGTAACTCGGCCTTGATCTGCACTTTCAGCAGTTCAATGTCCTCGCTCATTTAATCGCGTCTACCAGCATCACGGCCATGCTGCCAAGCGCACCAATCAGCACAAGGATGACCGTGCCGCCGACAGAAATAACCAATCGCTCAAGACGCTTAAGCCGAGCGTGGATGGCCTCATATCGGACTGCACAAACATCAATGTGACTAGTAACAGTCACTTCTAGCTCCTGCACCGATGTCACGGCATACCCTCAACGACAACCCACGACTGCGTGGCCTCGTCCCACGAATACATCTTGGGCGGTTCGCCCGTGCCAGCGTCAGCGGGCATTGGCACCGGAGCCTGCCAGTTGCAGTCGGCATCCAGCGTCCATGACGGATACGGCTGCGGCGGGATGAACGCATCCAGCGCGGCATCGTACTTGTAGCCGATCCCGGCGTAGTGCTTGCGGATGTTGCCGTTGTAGCTCGTCTGCTTCCAGTTGCCGCCGAGCAGCTTCTGGCAGAACGCCACGCCGATGCTTTCCAGTTCGTTGCCGTCAGCGTCAGCCGTGTCCTTGTTGGCGACAACGATGACCTGCTGAACCACGTTGTTTTCGTCAATTCTGGCAAAGTGGGCCATGATTAAATCCTCAATTTGGGCAAAACTCTCTAATCGTCGTATGCCCGCATAACGCTCGGGCCTGCTTGTCCGTCCGTACATGGTACGCAGAAATGTGCGAGTAACCTAACTCCCTTGCTACCCACACCCTTTTGTGTCCCATGTACACCCGCAGTATCTCTCGCCTCCAACTCGTCTTTGCGGGCAGCACCGGATTCGGGTCGGTCTGGTACTGCTCGTAAGGACTGAAAATGATGATCGGGTGAACCATGCCTCGCTGCTCAATGTCGGCCTTAATGATTGGCAAAAAGGCGACCGGCAGTTTGTCCATGAATATCCCTAGATCATCAATACTGTACTCCGCGTAAAACTCCGGAAAGTCATTACGCTGCGCCTTGAGGGTTCTCAAGATGCAACGCCGTTAGCGATTCTTCTTCCCCGACATAACCAACCGGGAAAGTGTTGAACGATAGCGATACCCGCTCCTGCTGCACGGCTTCCACCATGTGCGTGAGGCTGGACGGAAACAGCATCAAGTCACCGGCACCGACCTCAAACCACCAGCTCTCGCTGTTGTAGAGGTTCCAGTTATCCGTCGGCAGTTTGATCTGCTGGTAACCGTCGCGGTAGAAATAAATCTTGTCGCGCTCGCGTGCGGCCTTGAGATACAACACGCCCGAAATAAACGAGTTCGGATGCGCGTGCTTGTGGTGCCATTGACCGGGCTGGCAGTAGTTGAGCCACGATTGCGTCACGCGTAGGCCCACCTCGTTTTTCGGGGCGTAGATACTTTGTAGATACGCATGGACGCTCGCCTCAACGAACGCCTTGAGGTTTGCCATCGTGTCGTGGCGCAGCACATAGCGGTCGTTGCTTGTGGTGTTGCCTTGGTTCTTGTGCGTCTCTTGCGAGTCTACAAAGGCAGTTTCCTCGGGGCTGAAGTCGCGTCCGAGTTCAAACTTGGCAACCGCCGTCGGGAATATGGAATACAGATTCACGCGACCGCCTTTTCAATCTGGTCAACGTAGTCCTCAAACGCCTTCTGCTGTTCGGGCAGGAGGATCGTCGGCACCGCGTCCTCAAGTTCCTTGATCTTCTCAATCGTGAACATGATCTCGTCCCACGACGGTTTCGGTCGCGGATCTTCCCAGCGGGTGATTTCGCGGTTGCTGATTTCCCACTTCGCACCGGGACGCAGCAAGTGCATCGCCGTATCAATGCCCATTAGTTGATAAGTTTTCATGTGAAGTTGACCTTGAGAATTACGATACCGGAGCCGCCTGCGCCGCCAGTTGACGCTGAAGGAAATGACGCTGCCGCACCTCCGCCGCCGCCGGTATTGGCCGTTCCGGCAGTTCCGTTCCCGTTGGTGTTGCCTGCGCCTCCACCGCCTGCGCCGCCTGTGCCTGCGGTGCCTGCGCTAAATGTGCCGCCGCCACCACCGCCAGCGTATGTCACGGACGCGCCAGAGATTGATGATGCTGTGCCAGCGCCGCCATTGCCGCCAGTTGTAGAAGTGCCGTTTGCCCCTACTGCCGACGCGCCGCCACCGCCACCGCCACCGTAATTTGGCGCGCTGCTGCTGCTATTTCCGCCGTTTGACCCCTGCGACGGGCTGACCGACGGGGTATTACCAGCGCCGCCTGTGCCTCCACCAGAAGCATAGCCTGCGCCGCCGCCAGAACCGCCAGAACCTCCGGTTGAGTTTGGAGTGTAAGACGATCCCTTGCCGCCCCCCGCGCTAGTGATAGTGCTAAATACGGAATCTGAACCCTGTGTCCCACCGCCAGAAGATGATGCGTCTGGCCCGGTGCCGCCAGCACCTCCGCCGCCCACGGTAATCGTATAGTCGGTTCCTGCGGTAATACTTAATGCCGTGCCGGTACGGAATCCGCCAGCCCCGCCGCCGCCATATTGGTTCGCGCCACCCCCACCCCCCGCTACAACGAGGTAGTCAACGCTCACCGCACCAGCCGGTGCAGTCCACTTCTGCGTGGACTTGAAGGTGAAGATTGATGCAGAGCCGATGTTGTATTTGATGATGACGATACCGGAGCCGCCTGCGCCGCTGCCCGTGTTGCCACCGCCCCCGCCGCCGCCAGTATTAGCGGTTCCACTTGCGCCTGTTCCATAAGCGGCATTTCCACCGCCACCTGTACCACCTGTTCCGAGCGTACCGGGAGAAGCGATAGAGCCACCACCCCCGCCTGCATAAGTAACAGACGAACCGGAAATAGATGACGCGGTTCCATTACCGCCATTTCCACCAGAGGTGCTACCAACAGCATTCGCACCAACAGCCGATGCGCCGCCACCGCCACCTGCTTCAACCAACGTCCCCGACGCAGCCGCAGCACCGCCATTACTTCCTTGGGACGGAGATACAGACGGGGTATTACCCGCGCCACCTGTGCCCGTTACAATGTAGGAAGCGCCTACTCCACCACCGCCACCAGAACCACCGGCCTTGCCGTTTTGGTTTGCTGAATTTGCGGGATTTGAGTATGTGCCGCCCCCGCCGCCGCCCGTACTTGTAATAGTGCTAAATACGGAATCGTTGCCGTTGTTTCCTGCGCTGTTTGTAGTGTTTTGTGCGGCACCCCCAGCGCCAACGGTTACGGTGTAATCGGTACCGGCTGTAACACTTAGCCCTGTTCCAGTTCGGAATCCACCTGCGCCACCACCGCCACCGTGGTTCCATCCTGCGCTACCACCCCCCGCAACGACAAGATACTCAACCTCGCTGACGCCGCTCGGGGCAGTCCATGTGCCGGTAGAGGTGAACGTGGCTACGACAGACTGTACGGGGACGGTGTACTTGAGGATGACGATGCCGGAGCCGCCGGAATATGCGCCCGTTCCACCACCGCCACCGCCACCGCCCGTGTTAGCAGTTCCAGCAGAACCAGCAACAAGCGAAGGAGAGTATTTGCCACCATTACCGCCGCCGCCAGACCCACCCGTTCCTGCGGTGTCTACATTCTTAAAGGTTGAGCCGCCGCCGCCGCCTGCGTAAGTTACAGATGCGCCGCTGATTGAAGATGCAGTTCCTGCGCCGCCATTACCGGCTACCGAAACCGTTGCATTGGCTCCGACAGCAGAAGCCCCGCCACCGCCACCGCCGCTAAATGAATCGTTGTTATCGGTTCCGCTGCCGCCGTTATTACCCTGCGATGGAACTGTGCTAGGAGTATTCCCAGAGCCGCCGGCAGCACCCGGAGCAATGCCGCCCCCTCCACCAGAACCGCCAGCAACTCCCGTTGACCCCGGCGTACCTGTTGCAGCGCCGCCGCCGCCCCCTGCGGAAGTAATCGTTGAAAAAACCGAATTTGAACCAGAAACGCCTTTGGTTGTGGAGTCGTTGTTGCCTGTGCCGCCGCCGCCAACAGTAACGGTGTAATCGGTGCCTGCGGTTACCGACAAACCTGTGCCAGTTCTAAAGCCGCCCGCGCCACCACCGCCATAACGTCCACCACCACCCCCACCCGCGACGACAAGGTATTCCACCTCGGTCACGCCCGTGGGCGCAGTCCAGTTACCGGATGCGGTGAAGATTTTGTATTCGGTAAACCCGCCGCCGCCAACCTTCACGGCGAGCAGCAAACTCATAATGCCGCTCATGGCTTAACTCACGTTGCCGTTGATAACGCAGACCGTGCCGGAAATAAACAATATGGTAGCAACACCGCGAGTTGCGAGGGATACCGTGGCCTTGTCGGCGTCAGTTCCGGCAATGTAAGCGGTCGTGATGGTGCAGGTGATGGTGATTGCGCCTGTCGTGTTGTTAAACACGCTGACGACATCGCCTTCAGCAAACGTCGCGTCAGGTATTGTGATGCTGCCGCCCGTGCTGACCTGCACGTACTTACCGACATCCCCCACGGCAAGCGTGTAGCTCGCCGTTTTCGTACCGACGGGCGGGATGTTGAGATAACCGAGGGTTGCTGTTGCCGCAGGCAGCGTGTACGTGTACGTGGAGGCGACAGCGGGCGGGTTCAGCGTTGCCGTTCCCGACGTGCTGCCCGAGAGCTTTAGCGTGCCGGAAACAAACGCACCGGATACTGAAGCCAGACTGACGCTGCCGAGGGTCTGTTTGAGCGCACCGTTGGTGTCAAACGTGCCGCCCAGCGTCCAAGTGTCGCCGGGAACCAACGTGACCTTAACAATCGTGCGTAAAGTGCCGTTGTTGTTGTACGACACCGTGATGATGACGTTGGCGGTGTCCTTGTTTTCAATGGTCAAGGACTTGATGACGCGCCGGGTTGCCGCTGCGGGGGCTGCGACGAGGGTAACGGCGCTAGTGCCGTTCAGCGCACCGTCGGTTGACCCCTCCGTAAAGGCCGATCCCGTGTCGTCGGCCCACGCCGCCGTAAAATCAGGGTTCGTGGTCGCCGCCACGCCCGACATGGCGACCTCAATTGACTTCGTTGTTGCGTCAAGGATGAAAAGTGCCATGTTAGTTCCTCAAGAAATGAACCACGCATAAGCATTGGAACCGCCACCGCCGCCACCGCCTGACTGGGCGACCCATGCTAACGATCCCGTGCCATCAGATGCCAACACATATCCATTGATGCCTGCTGTGTTGGGCCAAGTATAAGTTATAGACCCCGCCGAGGTAGCCGCGACGAACCCGACGTAACCCGACGATGCGCCGATCAGTCGCATTGCTGCCATGTTGGCCGAGCTGA